TCTTTCCACAGGCCTCGCCGTGATCCCTCCAGCTCAACCACCAGACTCTTACCCGGGTTGCCATCGACATCACCGACGTAGAACTTGCCACCCCGGATGCGCCCCTGCGGAAACAGGTAGTGGAGGACCGCCTCAAGTCGATCCAGCAAGCCAGCGCGCAAGGCATCGGTGTCGGAGGTCAGTTCGTCGCGCTGCTCGGGCGCGTCATTGAAGTCGAGCCAGATGATGTTGTCGGCCATCATGTCGAACTCCAACAGCGGTCCTGCCAGGGGCAGAACTTGCACTCGACATGCGTTGGCGTGGTGGCATGGCGCGGCAGGAGTTCCTGGCTGTCCGTTGCCGTGATGACCCGAACCGCGCGATCGGACATAAGCTGCGCCAGACCGCCGTCGAACGGCACTAGCTCGAACCAGATCTCTTCGGAGTCCTTGTTGATGGCGGTGAACAGTGCAGGGTTCGCAGAGATACCCGGAATGCTGGCCTCCATGTAGGCCTGATAGATGGCCATCTGCGCGGCATAAACCGGTTTGGATTTGCTGACGCCGTGCTTGACCGTGTCCCGCCAGGACTTGTCGTTCAAGGTCTTGCACTCCCACAGCGCCGGATAGCTCATTTCCAGCTCTGCAGGGCCGCCGTTCAGCACGCCATCGACGTGCCCTTGGATGCGGCCGCCCGCGACAGAAAAACCGAACTGACCGCCACTGGCCTTTTGCGTGTACAAATCGAATCCGGCCATACGCAGCCAGCGGATGGCCAGCTCTTCGAGGGCGTGTCCCACCTCGAAGATGCGCAGCACGCGACCGGGAATCTCTCGACCCGGGTCGACAGGGGTTTGTAGATACTCGTATTGCAGCGCGCGCTCGCAGGCAACACCCAAGCGAGATGCACCGAGATAGTTGCGTCGGGGTTGCTTGTCACGATCGGCGCTAAGTGCAGCGTCGATGAGCACGCCGATCTGCTCATGTATCTTGGGACGGTGATTGAAATCCAGCATCAGAACGGCACTCCCGTCAAAGCCGGCTTGCCTTGCCGGGCGAGCCGCTCCTCAAGAAAGGCGCGATCCTTTTCTGCCATCCGCTCGTGCTCGACGAGCATGTGTTCCTGGTAGGCAGTCACCACTACGTCGATCAGCATCAGCACTTCATCTTTGCTGTAGTCCGCCTGCGGTCGCTGCATACCGATGGCGCCGACATACTCGCCAAGCGGCGCCAGGCAGGACGCCATGGCGGCGAGCTCCATATCACTGGGATCGATCATTTGCCCCTCCGTTTTCGTCATGAGCTTGCAGAACGCGTTCTGGCAGCGCATAGAGCAGAACACCCAGCGGTCCGAGTAGCGCCGTGGGTCGCTGCGCGGCAGGCGTGGATTGAAGTAGCCGAAGCCCTTGGCTTTGCGGGAGCAGACTGCACATTTCACGCGGCCTCCCGGTGGGCATCATTGGCAGCCACCACGAGGCGCTGAATCGACGACTTGTTGAACTGGAAGGACAACAGCGCCGAGGCCTGATAGCGCGTCATGCCAAAGTCGGCGCGCAGCGCCTGCGGCAGATACTGCAGTTGCTTGGGCGTAGGCGGCTCGTTCAGCCAACGCCGGGTCTTGTGAGCGGAGTCAGCCGACTCGCGGTCGTTTAGCCAGTCATCGGCTTGGGCCATGCAAACCGTGCGGTCGCCAACGGCCAGCAAGCGGGGCTGCAGATCCTTACCGCCGCCCACGGCGTGCCAGCGGCCGTTCAGGAAGAAGACGCCACCCCAGGCGTTGAAGCCAGTCGCCATCAACGCGTCATCGCAGCCAAACAGGTCGCACCAGCGAAAATTGGAGCGCTTGAGCAGATCGATCTCGGTCATCACGAAATCGGCCAGCGCATCACCTTCCTCGGTGGTCTCGTTCTCCCAGACGAAGCCGCACAGCGGGCATTCGCGGCAGCCCAGCGGGACGGTGGCTTCACAGGACGGGCAGTCCTTGGTGGGCGCTTCCCCGTGATGCTGGTGTCCGTCGAGATTGACGTCCTGTTCCAATGAACCGTGCATCAAGGTCGCGGTGCCAAAGTCCAGGATCACGCAATCAGTCTTGATGACGCCCGGATGCTCCGTTGGGTCTATCGTTCGCAGGCCACGCCCGATCATTTGGGTCAGCGTGGACTTGTGCGAACTGGGTCGCAGCAGAACCACGCAAGAGGTGGGTGTGAAGTCGTACCCTTCAGTCAGCACAGCCACATTGACCACGACCTGCGCGGTGCCGGATTCGTACTCGGCCAGTCGTGTCTTTCGCTCTGCGTCTGAGAGCTCGCCGTGCACGATCACGGCGGATACACCGGCATCCTGAAAGGCCTGGCGCACACATTCGGCATGGGCGACGGTCGAGCAGAACACGATCGTTTTGCGGTCGCCGGCCTTCTCGCGCCAATGACGGATCACCGCATCGGTGATGGGCGTCTTGTTGAGAATCGCCTCGACTTCCGTCATGTCAAAGTCGGTGGCCGTGCGACGAACTCGCGTCAACTGCTCCTGGGCACCGACATCGATGACAAAGGTGCGGGGCGGCACGAGGTGGCCGGAGGCGATCAGCTCGCCCAGCGTGATTTGATCCGCGACGTTGCTGAAAACCTCCCGCAGTCCCTTGCCGTCACTGCGGGCAGGTGTCGCGGTGACGCCGAAAATCTGAGCATGCGGGTTCTTGTCCAGCACGCGATCGATCACGCGGCGATAGGACGCCGAGGCTGCGTGATGCGCTTCATCAATCACCAGCAGATCGAGTGTTGGTATCGCTGCGAGATGGTTGTCGCGTGACAGCGTTTGCACCATCGCGAACGTGGCACGCCCGGACCAGGACTTGTCCTTGGCATCGAACACGGAGGTGCTGACGCCCGGATTCACCCGTGCGAATTTGGTCAGGTTCTGGCCGGTCAACTCATCACGGTGGGCGAGGATGCAGGCCTTGGCATCTCGCTCGGCCAACAGGCTGCCGGCCACCGCCGACAGCATGATGGTCTTGCCCGATCCGGTGGGGCCAACAGAGAGGGTGTTGCCGTGTTGGGCGAGCGCCGCCAGGGAGCGCTCGACCAGCAGGGCTTGTCGGGGGCGGAGCATCATGGCGGCGTCCCCCTTACTGTGCCCAGCTCGGGCGACCCGGCACGGAGGCACGGCCCGTGGCCTGGGCATACGCGTTCGGGCCGTTTGCGGGTGCTGGCGCTTTCGCCGCTCCCTGCGCGCCACCCATGAGGGCGGCGTAGTCCTTGTGGTCGGGTGTGATCGCAGCCTTGATCACGCTCTTGTCTTGGCCGTTCTGGTCTTTCTCCCAGTCGACTTTGCCGAGAAACTCGATGCCATCGAGATCGGCAAACCCACTGATGCGGCGCGCGTTCTGCGCGGCAGGACTGTTGTCGCCAGGATGAACGCCGCGCGCTGAGTTGAGGATCGCCTTGACGAATGTGCGGCCCATGTTGGCCCACTCAGGGCCCTTTGGGCTGTGCAGGCCGATCAGAGACCACATCTTGCGACGGGCGAACTCGCCCTCCATCACGACGAACTCGCAGTTCAGGTACACCGAGCCGGTGTTGTCGTTGCGAGTGGCGTAGCCGCCGGTCCAGCCTTGCGACGGATCATCGAAGCCACCCGGCTTGATGGTCATGCGGACACGCACCAGCGTGCCCTTGGGAATCAGGTCGAAAGAGGTCTGTTCGGAAGCGGAATTGAAATCGAAGTAGGTCATGATCAGGGCTCCTGAGTGGAAGTGGATTCGGTATTAGGGACAGGCGCGGCAGCGGGCGCGGGGCGCGCGAAATCGAGCCGTTCGGTAGCGGGCTTGGCCGGGCCGGCGATCTTTTCCATCAGGCGGCCGAGGTGCGGCTCCTCGATCGGATCGAGACGGCCAGAGCGGTCCTTGGCGGGGTAGCCCCATGCGTTCAGCGTGTGGCAGACGAAGGCGCGGCAACTGGTGCCGTCATCGGCTTTCAGCTCGGCCAGGGTGACCACCTCATCGACGATGCCGGGCAGTTCTAGGCCGGTTTTGGAGCCGTCGATCTGCAGGGAGAACACGCGGCGATTGAAGTCGTCGAGGCGCTCGTCGAGGATGCCGACGAACCACACGTTCTTGCCGCGCGTGTGCTGCAGGTGGGTCAGCCAGGCGATCATTTCCTGGCCCATCAACCCATACGCACCCCGGCTGTCGGGTTTGCCGGTCTTCTCGGAGTAGGCCTGGGGCTGACCCTTGCACCATTGCAGGCACAAGCGTCCGGCCACGGTGATGGAGTCGACGAACACGGTGTCGTACTTGTCCAGCACGACCGGATCGCCGAAGCGCGCGCACACGGCATCGAAGTGGGCCTGGCTGAACGGCTGGTCGTCGCGCAGCGCCGGGTTCGGTCCGCCGATGTACACCGCGAAGTCACGACACTCCTGCCAGGTGCGCGGACGGATCGTGTCGCCCGCCCAGCCCTCGACGGCCAGATCCCCAGCTTCGAGATCGAAGAACAGCGTGGCAGTGGGTTTCAGCGTCCAGAGCTGTGACGTCTTGCCGATGCCGCTCTTGCCGACGAGCACACCTTTCACGCCGCGGCGCTCGGCCAAGCGCTGGTCTGCAGTAATGATGGGGAGGCTCATTTGCTGGCCTCCTCGGTGCTGATGTTGGCGAACGCGTCCGCGACGGTGGTCACGCCGAGTGCGCCGCGCTTGCGAGCCATCTCGTACAGGTCACGCAGACCGCCCAGACGGCGATGGATCAGACGGGATTCCGACTCCATGCCCTGGATCGCGAATGCCAGGTCATCGATGGTGGCGTCCTCGAGGCGACGCACGACTTCGTCGGGGCGATTGCCGTCCAGCGCCGGGATGCGGATGTTTTCCGGCAGATCACGGAGATACAGTTCGGGCTGCTTGCGCAGCAGTTCGAGCAGCGTAGGTTTGGTTTTCATGGCGATTACTCCTGAAGCAGAGCGAGACGAAAGCCCGGCTTGCCGGTCTTGAGGGTGCGTGCCGGAGCGAAGGCGCTCTTGAGCGACTCGGGCCACGCGTTGAACTTGGTTTCCGAGATCCGGTAGCTGATCTCCACGTACTCGGACGGGTCGTCACCGTTGGCGGCAATGCGCTGGGTGATCTCGGCAAGCCGCTTCTGATCCCAGTCGACTTTCTTGGGCAGATCGGCGGTGATGCGGACGTGCCCGTCGTCGAAATGGATGACGCCGGTGTCCTTGCCTGCTGCCAGGCGGAGCTGGTGGGCGCGGTCGGCGTACTTGAGGTCCAGTGCGCGCTCGACGTGCTGGTCGATGGCCTTGGCCATGGCAAGAAGATCAGCCGCGTCGTTTTTGAGCTGGAACAACGATTCGCTGGCAAGCGCAGCCAGTTCACCGGCTGGGGTGGCCAATGCCTGATCAGGGGAGAGACGGTTCATGCCGCACCTCCTTCGCGATAGGCTTGGTCGGTGCTCTGGCGCAGCGAACTGCGCTCGAACGCCTCGACGTCCTCGATGCGATAGACGACCTTGCCCGGCAGACGGATGTAGACCGGGCCGATACCCAGCACACGCCAGCGCTCAAGGGTCTTCGGCGAGAGCCCCCAGCGTTCGGCAAGTGCCTGCTGGCAGAGACGGGTTTTGGTGGTAGATTCAGTGCCGGAGAGAATGACCGGCGGGGTTTCACCCGATCTCGGGTGGGTGACCGTTGGATTTGGCATTGCAGCGCTCCATGGGGTTGTTGAGGAACACTGCGCATCCTCCGGATATGACTTCAGACGCTCATCCGGTAAAACTTAGACGCTCATGAGACAGTGATGCCGGCCCAGAAATGCAAACGGGCTGCACAAGGCAGCCCGCGTGGGTGATGAAAAAAGCGAGTTAGACGAGCAGCTTCCAGGCGCCGCGTTTGCCCTCGGCCTGGCCGATGTAGATGTCGGCGATCTGCTCTTTCCAGTTGCGGAAAGCCTGGCTCGGGCTGGCGGAGCCCAGGCCATCCATCAGGTCCTTGGTCACCACCGCCGGATTCCCCGAGCGGTAGGCATCCACCAGTCGCTGAACCAGCTTGATCTGCTTTTCCCCGACCACGGTCAGAACAGGCTTGCCGGGAATGAACAGCGAGCCAGAACGGTTGTGCTCGACGATGAAGTCCACCGTCTGGCCACCTCGGGCCAGTACCTTGCCCTGACCATAGACGCTCTTGAGACGGACGAGATCGACCGTGGGCTCGGCAGCATCCGTCACCAGCAGCGCGGTCAATGGCGCCACGACATGACACCCCAGGAAAGCCGGTGCCGTTTCGGAGCACGCCAGCACCACCCCGATGCCGGCATTCTGGTGTGCACGCAACTGGATGTCGTAGTCGCGTATGACGCGCTGATCAGACAGCTGACGTGCCAGGTAGGCGGGGATGGATTCGCCATCAAGATCGAGCATGCCGAGGAATATCAAGCCTTCCTGCTGCAGCATCTGTCCGACCGGCTTGAGTGAGGACTTGAGACCCTTGATGATGCGCTCTTCGACCCACTCCCGTTTGATCTCGAAGAAATCCAGCGACTGGGCCGGCAGCTCCACCCATTGAAGCGAAACCGGGCATTCGTAACGGACGTGCCCGATGGTCGGCGAAGACTGGACCGTCACCAACTGCGTCTCGCCATTTTCCAGCTCGACTTCGATGCTGCTGTGACGCCCCCGGCGAACAAGAAAGCCGCCCTCGAGCAAAGGGTCGAGCAAGATACCCCGGGTATCCAGATGGCGGCGCGAAACCGTTTCTGCATGTTCATCGTAGAGGCGCAACAAGGCAGGAAACGCCGCGCATTCCTCTGCCGCATCCAGCGGCCGCACCTGTTGCATGAGCCCCCAGTGCTCGAGCAGCTTGAAGCCGAAATCGCGCTGCTTTGGATCACGGTTGCTGCGCAGATTGCAGCGATTGGGATCGCTCAGGGTGATGTTCAGCGTTTTGGTCTTGACTTCGCCATCGGCCGAGTAGCGCACGGCAATCACAATGCGGCTGACCAGCGCTGCGCGCTTGAAAATGTTGTTCGGGCCGAACAAGTCGGCGGCCACGGTCTCGATATCGTCCCCGATGGCCACGCGCAACGAAGCACGATGCTTGAAATTCTGCGGCCGAACCTCGGCCTCAACCACGGTTACCGATTCGATGTCGAAACCGGCAACGGTGGGCGCATCCAGCCGCAGTGACGTCAAAAACCGGCTCAGGTTGTATTGGCGCAGCGTCAGTGGCCGATCGGACAGGTTGTGCTTCAAGCCCACCTCGGCGAACGCTGACGCCACGACCGGTCGTACCCCAGGGCTGGCGGCAAAAACCTCAACAATCGCTTCGTCAGGAGAGAACAGCAGCGTGGCCTCGATCGCGGGCCGATAGTACATAGGTTTCTTGCGACCATCTTTTATGGCCGCCACGCTGGACAGCGGGCCGGCATGACGAATGATCAGCAGGTGGGATGCCATCTCTCTGCCATCCTCACGCTTGCCGGTCACCCGGATGTGGTCGATCTTGCAGTTGTCTGGCAACTCCAGCGCTTGCTGCAACTTCGCTTCGAGTGAGGCCTTGACGGTATCGTCCCACTGGAAATCCAGGCCACCGTTGGCGTCGACCTCAAAGGCTTCATACATCCGGCCGAGGTTGCGATAGTGGTCGGCATAGAACAGGTTTTCGGCGTCATCGAACAGTTCGCCCTCGTGCAAGTAGAGGTAGATGGCCCGGCCGTAGTCGTCCCGCTGTTGTGCAAACGCCGCTGAATTCGCCGAATCAAAAATCCGGTCAGCCACCTTGGCAATAGCCTCCACACCCCGGCCTTCCGCCAGGTTGAGGATGCGTGACGCATGCTGCTCGATGGGAACACCCGCATCGGGTTGCAGGGAGGCCGCCACCTCCATAACTGCCAACCGGCAGGCTTCGATGATGTCATCAGCCGAATCCGCCTCAGGCCAGTCAACGTCATCGAAACAGGCGGCGTAGCCTTGCTCGTCGACCTTCAGCAGCAGATCACGGACCGACTCCAGCGGCGCCGACTCCAGCAAGCGGTGCAGTGAAGGAATGTTCTTGAACGTTTTGGCCATCGGCTCCCCTTTGCGGTTGTTTTTGTCAGGAAAGCGAACTGGGAAGCCGGCCGACCATGCTGCCAATCTCTCCTGGGCTTCGCTGAGCGGCGGTTAGGAAAAATGCAAAACTTGCCGGATAGATGAGGACATTTGCGCAATTTTCAAGCGGTTACCACCCATTTCGCGTAAGCCGACAATTTCGCTGCTCAGGCAGTTTGTTGCGCAGGCTTACTCATAAGCGCGCAATTTCGGGATGTCAGCCACAGGGCCAGTTTTCAT